GAAAGAGTCTTAACAAGGGTATCAAGTTTAATTTAACGCTCGAAGATATAGTTATACCTGAATATTGCCCCGTTCTTGGCGTACTTCTTAATTTCGATTGCACGAGCCCTAATTGTGCTACTATGGACAAAATAGTACCATCTAAGGGCTACGTTAAAGGAAATGTAATAGTAGTCAGTAAAAGAGCAAACCAAATAAAGTCAGACGCTACTGTAGCAGAAATTATGAAAGTGGCGGAATTTTATGGACAATTTGGAAGCTAATTCTGATTCACCGCGTGGTATTCCTTCTGTTGCACAAATAGAAGCAGATGCTAACAAGCGTACTGGTTCTCCTATTCTCGATATGGTCGCCCTAGAACGTCGTGTGAAATGGTTACAAGGGGGACGAAAAGAACAACTACCCCCCGTCAAGGATTATGCGACATGGTGTATCATGACAGGGCGAGGCTGGGGGAAGACCCGTTCCGCCGCCGAGGAAGTATGGTGGTATGCTATCGAGAACCCCGGCGTACGTATCGCAATCATAGCGCCGACTATGGACGACATCCGGCACACTTGTATTGAGGGCGAGTCCGGTCTCTTGGCGTGTTGCCCGGAACGCCTTATCGACTCGTATAACCGCTCCTTGTTTACTATAGAGTTTTGTAACGGCTCCCACGTACGTGGTTTCTCTTCCGAAAAGCCAGACCGTCTTCGCGGCCCCCAGCATCATATGGCGTGGTGTGAAGAGTTGTCGTCTTGGTCCGACCCCGAAGAAGTGTGGGCGATGATGAAGTTCGGCCTCCGTCTAGGTTCGAACCCCCGCGTCATCGTCACGACCACGCCTAAGCCCGTGCCACTTGTCAAGAAGATAGCCGAGGACAAATCGACGGTCCTTACTCGCGGCTCGACCTACGACAACAAGGCGAACCTGCCACAGAAGTTCTTCGATGAACTCGTCCAGTACGAGGGGACGACTATCGGGCGTCAGGAACTACACGGGGAGCTTATCGACCTCGAAGAGATGGGCATTTACAAACGCTCATGGCTCAAGTTGTGGCCAGCCAAGCGGCCCCTGCCCGCGTTTGACCTCGTTGTCCAGTCGTGGGACACGGGTATGACCGACAAAACCTCTAATGACCCCACGGCTTGCACGACATGGGGCCTCTTCCCGTTCACTGAGGGGTCGGCGATGTACGCGGCCCTATTATGTGACGCGTGGTCAGAACATCTCGCCTATCCGGACCTCCGCGAGCGCGCCATCAAGGAGTCGCAGGTACGGTACGGCCCCAACGAGCGCAAGCCGGACATCATATTGATAGAAGACAAAGGTTCGGGCATCACCCTCCGGCAGGACATGCACCGGGCAGGGGTGGCCGTGAGGGCGTATAACCCGGGCCGCGCCGACAAAATGCAACGCGCACATACCACGTCGCACCTCGTGAAGGACGGATGCCTATGGATTCCGGAATCAACAAATCCCAAGCGCGTCGGCCAGTTTCGCGACTGGGCTACGCCGATGATAGACGAAATGGTGTACTTTCCTAACGTGACACACGATGATTACGTGGACACGGTGACACAGTTCCTATCGTTGATGAGAGACTCGTATTACATGAAATCGAGCGAAGTGGCCGAGGAAAAGATGAGCTACTGGCGGCGGTTGGCACAAGGGCAACGCGGAAGCAACCCTTATTCAATGTAACATAGTTATTGTGGAAATGGAAATAGTGTGATACATTTGATTAAACTGACTTAGGTGTGCGGAATGCCAAGTGCCGACCTAACCCCATTATATTATACGGACGCGCAGATGGCATCGATGCTAACACCATCGTTAGACACGCCGTCCACGCTCGCCCTACCCACAAACATGGCCAACATCCAGCAGGGGGCGTTAGCGCAAAACATTGATAATCAGGCGTTCCCGACGGCACCGCCTCCCATGAAAACAGGCGGGATTGCCCATCTCGCGGCGGGCGGTGCGCCGAACGCGGTTCAGTATATGACAAGCCCCTTCTTTAGTAGCGGGCTAGGCGAAGTGGGCATATCTTTACCCTCCCCTCCTCCCGCGCCGCCTGTCGATTTAACACCGCCCTTTTCGCCTTCGACCACGGCGTACTTACAGAATGCGGGCATTATAGAGGGTGGCCCGTTTTATGCCTCCCCCAAGTCGGCACCTACAGTACCCAATTCCTCCAGCGCCAATTTTTCGCCTTCGACTACGGCGTATTTACAAAGTATAGATTCGATTAAGGCTCCTCATCTCGCGGCGGGCGGGCGGCCAAGCCACGGCGAGGTTTACAGGTCCATCATAGCGCATTTTGCCAGAGGCGGATTGTCAAACCCGGCGGCAGACGACCTGTTAAGACACCATCTTATTGGCGGTAGGGCGGCGATAGAGCAGGAAGTCTCCAACGACCCGCACATACAGCAAATGTTCGGCATTGCGCCTCCCGCGTCACCTGTGGCATCCCCGACCCCCGCCGTGGCCCCTCGTGTCGCGTCTCCCGTGCCATCCGACCCCTACGCCCAGTATGATAGCTCCCAAGGTAGGGCGTATCTCGCCGACCGCGCCGCGATGACCGCGCCTGTCCACATACACGACGTCGTGAACCCCACCCCGACGGTAGAGCATTTCGCCGAGGGTGGTCAGGTCGGTTTGTTACACAAGTTCAAGAAGCCCGTGCCGGATAATAAGTACATCCCGACGCCGCATTACCGTCAGACGTTCACCAATCCCGTCTTAACAAAGGTACGGACTGAAATGAGAGTTCGATAATGGCAAAAAATAAGAAGCCCCCCGTTACCGACATGAAAGAAATCGCGGGATTAAAGTCGGCCACGCCCGGTGCGCTACCCGCCGCTGCCGCCCCGTTTGACACTGATAAAGAGTCGGAAAGTCCTACGGAGCAATTGGAGATAGACGATGAGGACGTCGGTATTGACGACGCCGATAGTGAATTCCATATAGAGGAAAACGAGGATGGGTCGGCCACGGTCAGTGGTAAGGACAAGGAGATAGAAGGCGCTAAGGACTTTGACGCCAATCTGGCCGAGGTCCTGCCCTCCGACGTCTTGGACACCCTCGCGGAACGTTACCTGCAGTTAATCGATCAGGATGAAGAGGCCCGCAAGGAACGCGACAAGCAACAAGCAGACGGCTTCCGTCGAGCTGGCTTGGGCGGCCCTGCCCCCGGCGGCGCGGACTTCGAGGGCGCGTCGCGTGTCACGCATCCAGTTTTGTCGAAGTCATACGTCGATTTCTCAGCGGCATCGATCAAGGAGCTATTCCCGCCGTCAGGGCCTGTCCGGACACACATCACGGGCAAGATCACCGACGAGAAGATAGACAAGGCGAACCGCAAGCGCGACTTTATGAACTTCCAGCTAACCAAGGAAATCCCTGAGTACCGGGACGAGCTGGAAATTTTGTTGACGCAGCTTCCCGCTGGCGGTTCTCAGTTCATGAAGGTGTACTGGTCCAAGGCCATGGGCCGCGCCACCGTGGAGTTTGTTCCGATAGACGAATTCATCCTGCCCTATAATGCCAAGTCGTATAAGAAGGCGCAGCGCAAGTTCCACCGCCTCCATCGTGCCCAGTGGGAATATGACCGGGACGTCGCGGCGGGGATGTACGTAGATGTCGAAGCCAGACCCAACCCGCCCGGGTCGATGATGGACCAGACAAAGTCCTCGCAACAGGCTGACAAGATCGAAGGTAAAGATTCCGGCGAGGTGATGGAGGACTCTGAGTACACCTTCTACGAAGGCGGCGTACTTGAAAACTCGTTCGACGACCCACTAAGGCCGGAGGACCGCGAGGCCCCCTATATCATCACCATCGATAGTGGCTCGCGTAAAATATTGTCGCTGTACCGTAACTGGGACGAAAAAGACGAGAAATGCGAAGAATTACAATACATCGTCAAGTTCGGGTTTATCCCGTGGCGCGGGGCGTATGATATCGGGCTTCCGCACTTAATTGGCGATTTGTCGGCAGCCATGACGGGCGCGTTGCGCGCTTTGTTGGACTCTGCCCACATCCAGAATTCCGCCACGGCCATGAAGCTCAAGGGCCGCCCGGGTGGTGAAACGGTCTCGATTAACCCTACGCAGGTCGGCGAAATCGATGCCCTTGGGCAAGACGATATCCGCAAAGTGATGATGCCGATACAGTTTAACGGCCCGTCACCCGTACTACTGCAGTTGCTCGGCTACCTGACCACGGCGGCAGAGGGCGTAGTCACCACTTCCGAAGAGAAGATAGCCGATGCGGGCGGCAATATGCCCGTCGGCACGACCATCGCGCTCATTGAACAAGGCGCTAAGACCTACTCGTCCATTCATGCCCGTCTGCACCATTCGCAAGCGGAGTGCATGGAGATTTTGCACCGTATCAACCGCGACCATCTGCCCAGCAAGACGAAGTACGGTTCTGATGACGAAGACGTCATTTCGAACAAGGATTTCGATGGACCGATGGACATACAGCCAGTGTCCGACCCCAACATTTTCTCAGAAACGCAGCGCTTTGCACAAATACAGGCGGTAATATCCCTCAAGACGCAGTTCCCCGGCGCGCTTAATGATGGCAAGATACTGACGCGAATGCTTCAGTTGATGAAGTTACCAGATTATAAGGACCTGCTAAACACGCCGCCCGACCCCAAGCCCACTCACCCTGTGTCGGAGAACGTGATGATGGCGATGGGCAAGCCCACTATGGCGTTCCCGGAGCAGGACCATCTGGCGCATCTACAGGTACACCTAGACTTCCTACAAAATCCAATGTTTGGCAGCAACCCAATGATAGCGAAGACCTTCATACCCGCCGTATTGGAGCATGTCAAGCAGCACATGTTGTTTTACTACGCCGACCTCATGCGGCTTCAGGGCCGCGAAGAGCTTGGTGAGCCTATCGAAGAACGGGCACGCAAGGACAAGACGTGGCAGTCAGACCGCGACATATCGGAAGCGCTGGCGAAGGCGTCGCCCATTACGTTCAAAGCAATCGAACACACAATGTCGGGTATTCCTCCTGTCCTACAGAAGGCACAGGAGCTTATGCAGAAACTAATGACGCCACCTCCTCCTGCCGACCCGCAGTCGATGGTAGCTATGAAAGAACTGGAACAACGTGCGCAGGAACATCAGGCCGACAGTCAACTCGCCGAGAAGCGCCTCGAACTGCAGGGGCAAAAACAACAAACTGACGCGCAGATCAAGGCCGCCAATCAGCAAGCCGCCGCGACCAAGACACAGGCTCAGCAGTCCCTCACTCAGACCAACGCTGAACTTGAGGCACAAACTGAAATCCAAGTGCAGACGATGAAGGACGAAACCGAAATCGACAAAACTGCGCGCAATAATGCAACTGCCCTCGACATCGCTGCCATGGAGGGCAGGAATAGCCACTTAACCGATGGCGGCTCTATGGGAGAAAAATAATGGCTAAATCTGAAATGCCAAAGCACAAACGTATGGCGGAAGCTAAGACCGTCGCTGCTGCACACAAAGAGGGTAACAAGCTCAAAGGTGGCGGCTCCGTAAAAAAGTCCGACAAAAAGTGTTCGGGCGGAATGGCCAAACGTTAGTGCAAAGTGCGTATTGACGAATGGAAAGAATACTGTTAAAATTAAAACAAGAAATGCAACACATGGAGGACGGCATATTTGCTACGCCGCCATCCGACTGGGGCGCATATCTTGAACGATTGGGCAGATGGAAAGGGCTTGGGCAAGCAATTTCCATCATAGAAGAGGAGATACTAGATGCGCGTGAAGCTGAAGAGCGAAGTTGAGTCAAAGTATTCGCAAGAGGATTTGGACGAAGCGTTCCCGAACGTAGACCCCGGCATTAAGCCGTTCGGTTCCCGCGTTCTGGTACAGATTCGAAGCCCCCGGGCGAAAACAAAAGGTGGGTTAATCCTCACCGAAGACGTGAAGGAAATTGAACTATGGAGCACACAGACTGGTA